TTGTTTTAAAAAATTATGTATATTAGTTACATTTACTTTTAATTGAACTATTTGTGATTTTGTTGATGGTGCAGATTTTATAGAAAAGTTTGATGTAGATATTTTAACTTTTGGTGAAAATGATGTATTGTTGGAGTTATCAAAATTATTAGATTTTAATTTAGATTTAGATTTTTCAACTGCTGCAGTTTTTAGTTTACTCTGAGCAACTTTCTTTATCTTATTCTGAGCAGTTTTTCTTGTTTTTTTAGTTGCTAGTGATTTTCCTAGTCCTACAATAAGAGGTAAAACCATTTTATGCCGCCACTGTTATACCAAGTATATTTGCAGTAACAAAATTTCTGTATGGATCTGCCATATTTACACTAGCAATTTCTGGAACATCTGTAGCACTTCCACCATCAGGAATTTTTACTTCTGGTGGTGGAACAACATTTGTTTGCATTGGTAATGTTGATATATTTACCCCACCACGACCTCTTTTTCTGGAAGTTATATTCTTATACAATTGCTGAGTCAATTCTTTTGTTTTTGGATTGCTGATAATACTTCCATCAACGTTTGGAACAAATAATTCAGCAGTACTCATTCCTTGCTGATCACCAACAATGTAAGGTCTTCCTGCCTTCACAGAACCACCCATTTTTCTTGTTTCTATATTTCCTTCATTTAAAATATTAGTAATTTTACTTCCATATGATTCCATTACCGTCTGTTCAATCTCATCAAGTTTAGCCTTTCTAGCCTTTGCCAAACGAGTTTCGTTTGTTTCACCGGGCATTAAGGATGATGTGTCAACAGTTAAATCAGAATCTTTTATTGCGTTTTGCTTTTCTTTTTTTTCTGCCTCCATCTGTTTTCTCAAGATTTCCAGTTGTGCTCTTTTTGCTACAACATCAGAATATAACTTTTCTTGTTCTGAAGTTCTGGATGTGTTTCGCTCATCTGCATCTCTACCTCTGTAGTAAGACCCCCGATCTACTCTACCATCAGGACGCATTCCAGCCTTGGTTAATTGACTATTAAGATACTCTCGTGCTGCTGTAAAATCTTCACCTCCGGTTACCATATCTTTAACTTTATTAATAACAAACTTACCAGCTCGATATATTAAATATCCCGCACCAATTGCCAAAGCAATTTTCCAAAATAATGGATTCATCATTAATCCAAGTAAAGGTCCTACGGCAGCTGCGAGAACTGATCCAAGAGTTCCAATAGTACCAACAACACCAAATATAGCACTAACCAAGGGTAATGCTGCTAGAGCACCGATCGCTACAAGACCCCACTGCCAGTGATCTTTAATCCAATTAAACCAACCTTCGATTTTCTTTCTATTTTCCTCATCTTTTAACCATTCGAATACTGCATTAGCACCAATTCCAAGAAGAAGAGTTCCGACAAACTCCATAATAGTATCAAACATTCCTCTTGCAGGATTAACAATGTTATTTGCACTATCTTTTACAGCAGCTCCAAGTTTTTTTGAAGAACTTTTTAATTGACTTTCTTCTGCTCTAAGTTTCTTTTTGGATTGATCTCTCGAAAGTTTATCTTGTTCTTGTTTTTCGGATTTTGCTTGGAATGAAAAATAACTAGAAAGTTCTTTTTGTATTCCTACAAGAGTTTTATTGACCTCTGATAATTCATTTTCAATACTACCACCACCTCCAGGAATTTTTTTACCTATATTACTTTTTTGCTGTTTTATAATATTTACAATTTTTGTCGTCTTTTCTTGTTGATTATCTGCTCTTTTTTCTAATGCTCCGATGCGAATTAAAGATTTTCTAACATGACCGGCCAACTTACTCATAGTTCCATGAATATTTTTCATAGAACTACCAGTCTTTCCAAAAACTTCAGATGAAATATTTTGGACGTTTAGTTTAGGTGTCTTTATGGTTAGGTTAGATTCCACTCTGTTGTTGTGCCTTTAAATTTTCCTCTTCAATATACTGTTGGAGTAGAGTGAGATAAACATCTCTTTCCCACGGTATCATATTATCCAGTTCTGTTAATGAATATTTATGGTGTTGCATCAAAGCAAAATTTATCTTGTAGTATGACTCAAGATTGGTATGAGCCATACCTAACTGAAAAAACTTGCTAACCCTTCAAGGACTATTTCAGATTCGACCTTAGTCTTTGGATTTTTTACAATAACTTTATGAGAAAGTTTTGGCATTGTAGTGAAAAAATTCTCAATTTGTTTAAATTGTTTAGTATTTAACTGCTCAATAAATTCATCAAGTTCTTTTTTACTACAATCAGAAGCTTCCCAACTTTCTTCCTCATTGTATATCATCTCAATACAAGAGTTAATCATTGAAAGTGATTGATTAACATCACTAGAACCTTCGGACACTTCAAAATTATTTTCTACAAACTGTTCAAGTGAAGGATATCGAAGTTTCATTGAAAGTTCATCATCAAGTTTAATAATATTTTTATGACCTCTAGTTTTTTGTATTTTAATATCATCAATAGCAATCGTCATATCTACCTTGGTTTCATTATCATCAGGACATGTCACACTAATATCGACAGTTTCACCAACAGATTTTGCACGAACATTAAGAAACAAATATTCAATATCAAATGTTGCAAGAGACTCTACTCTAACATCTTTTGAGATGATACAATCTCCAAGAATCTGAACAATGGCATTAGTGATTTCAGACATTTCTTCAGATTCCATTGCCATAATTAGAATCTTTTCCTCTCGCACAAGAAAAGGTCTGTATTTAATTTTTTTCCCGGTAGAAGGCAATACCAACTCATAGGTTGGTGTATTAATTTTGGGTAAAGGCATAGTAATTTCAATGACACTTCAGTGATTTTATTTAGGGGGTCACATTCCACCGAATCCTGCATATGGATTCTCCGAATCGAATTGTTTTTGTGGTGGAGTACTAGGTGGTGTTTCTGGTGTTTCTATTGTTGGTGGGGTTGATGTTTCTGTTTCTGTTGTTGGTGGGGTTGTTATTGGTATTGCAAAATTTGTCGTTTCACTAAATTCGGAAAAAGCAAGATCATTCTGTCTTAAAGGATCAAAACTTGCTTCATTTGGTCTTATTCTACCTTTTGGATTTACAATATAACGATCATAATTAAAACTTACTGAAACTTTTAAAATATCGGCACCACCATAAGAAACAGGAACAGCAGTAGTCAATTTGGGAAATGCATTTATAAACATATAATCAAGTTGTTTTCCATAATCTTTTTCAAACTTTGAAATAAACATTGATTGTGTTTTATAATTATCAGGATATCTCATTCTACGATAATAGTTGTCAGATAATTCATCAATTTCATTACTAGATCCACTACTAATATAATCAATCCATCCCTCAAAAATTCTCAGAATAGAATAATCATTATCAATATAAAAAGTGAAATCAATATCGGTATATAATCTCGTATGTGCAAATTCTTGAGGAATTCCCATGAAGTCACTTCTTACTTCACCAGTGGCAAGAGAACTTGATGGAAGTGATGCATCTGAACATAGAAGTCCACCCCTTCTACTCATAAAACTATCCGGACTCTGCACACCAAATTTTGTTGTTATGTGAGTACTAACTGCTGAAGGTAAATTTGTAAAACTTACTTGATAATGATTAGATTGCGAAAGATTTCCAAATATTTCTTTCGCTTCATAAGGTTTTATGCTTCTTACGTAAGGACGAGCCACTCTAAATACCTGTACGATTTGCTTTTATTATTAGTTATTTAGATGTCATATAAGGGAAAATATCAACCGTCTTATCCAAAGAAATATAAGGGTGACCCTACGAACATTGTATACCGTTCTCTCTGGGAACGCAAGTTTATGGTCTACTGTGATAAGAATGAAAATATTTTAGAATGGGGTAGTGAAGAAGTTATCGTTCCATATCGTTCACCAATTGATAATAGGTATCACAGATACTTTCCAGACTTTTATATTAAGGTCAAGGAATCGAATGGTAAGGTTAAAAAGATGATCATTGAGATCAAACCATATAAGCAGTGTATAGAACCAAAGATCAAAACAAAAAAGACCAAAGGATACATCTACGAAGTCATGGAATATGCCAAGAATCAAGCAAAATGGGGTGCAGCAAAAGAATGGTGTTTAGATCGTGGTTATGAATTTAAAGTTCTCACAGAAAACGAGTTAGGTATTAAATGACATTCTCGTATCCAACAGATGATAGTAGTAATCGAGTCCGAGAACTTGTAGATTCATTCACTGGATTGGATAATAAAAAAGATATAATGGACAGAATACAAGCAACATTAACTCCTAGCAGTAGTAGGAGTGTTGTTAGTGGTAGTATCTATACTTTTGTATATAATGCCAAGACTGCTGGAATAATTTTTGATCCATATCCATTAGTAGGAGTAGAAAAAGTATTCAATTGGGGATTTGTTGGTGTCAATTTACATTGGGAAGATAGAAGACAATATTCTTGGGATCAGATCATTAGTCCCGTTTATGAAGTCTATCCCGAAGAAAGAGAAGATATGGAAAGATTATCTTATGGTGATTTTGAGCAAAATCCGTTCTAAATAACTAAAAAAAGATAGATGGAAGAGAAACAAGTTTATCGTTACCCCTATAAAGCATTTACAGATACTACAGACTATCTACAAATAGATGTTGTTCGTTATAAACCTGTCAAAGAAGTTAGAAATGAGTCCGATAGTAAGTCTATTGCATCTAAAGCAAGAAGTAGAAGTGTTAATCAAGGTCAGGAAAGATTAGAAACTATTCTCCTACCAATTCCATCTAATGTTTCAGATAGTAATGCTGTAAAATATGGAGAGTCTGAACTTAATAATCTTGCCGGTGCTGCGATTGGTGGTATCGGAGCCATTATGGAGACTGGAGCAGCGTATAAATCGGGAGATGTTGTGGGAGGTCTTCAAGCAACGTATGATGCGGCAGCAGGTACTGTAGGAGAAATTTCCGGAGCCGCAGGTGGAATTGCAGGTTTTCAAGGATTTGTCACAAGAAAACTTGCAGCATCAGCTGCTGGTATCTTGGGTGCTAATATAACACCTGCTCAGATTTTAGCAAGAACAACGGGTGAAATCTTAAACCCAAACATTGAACTCTTATTCGGTGGTCCAACTTTAAGGTCATTTAGATTTCAATATAAAATGACTCCCAGGAATCAAACAGAGGGTCAACAGGTAAAGAAAATTATAAGATGTTTCAAAAAACATATGGCAACAAAATTGGGTAGTAAAGGTCAAGGCTTTAATGATACTATGAATACCTTTATCAGAACTCCAGATGTATTTGAATTAAGATATCGTCAAGGTGCTACCGAGCATACATATCTCCACAAATTTAAGCAATGTTTTTTAGAAAGTATAAATGTAAATTACACTGGTGAAGGTGTTTATTCAACTTATGATGATGGAACACCAGTTTCTATTATCATGGATCTAACATTCAAAGAGATTGAACCTGTTTATGATCTGGATCAAATAGAAGCAGGAGCTGTAGGTTACTAAAATGGGATACTTTAGAGAACTACCAGAAGTAGAATATCAGTCATTTCTGTCTGATAGCAATTCATCACAAAATTACCTGACGGTCAAGAACTTATTCAGAAGAAATAAGTTACGTGATGATCTACAAAACATATTCACACTCTTTGATAAGTATGAAATTGTAAATGGTGCAAGACCCGATACTGTTGCGGAAGAATTTTACGGCAGTTCGGAACTTGATTGGGTTGTCTTGATGACGGCAAATATTACAAGAGTCAGAGATCAATGGCCTCTATCAAATCGTGATCTTTATAAGTATGCAGAAAATAAGTATGGTATTGCTGGATTAACATCCGTGCATCATTATGAAACTACAGAAGTAAAAGATTCACAAGGGAGACTCATTCTTCCTGCAGGTAAAGTTGTAGATGAGAACTTTTCTATTCCGAATCCTGATAATGTCAAGACAGATTTAAATCCAGTTGTGAATGTCAATAATTATGAATATGAGGTTAGAGAAAATGATAAAAAATCTTCTATTTTCTTGTTAAAACCAGGATATCTACAGCAGTTCCTAAATGATATGAGAGAGATTATGATTTATGGACGGTCTTCGGAATATATCAACGATAATCTAATTAGAACAGAAAATACTAGAGTTACAAATCCATAAAAAAGGGGAGGTTTCCCTCCCCAACTAACTCAGTCTTCTGCAAGTTTAGCAAAGTAAGACAGAGTGTCATCATCGTCATCTGTGTTTGTGGGAGTCAGATTATCAAGTTCTTCCTTCATTGATTGAGGGACAGGATTTGATTCTCCACGATTCTGCTGACGGAAGTCTTCTTCCTGCTCAACAGTTTCTTGATCTTGGAACTTGGGAGAACCCTTGATACCAAGAACATAGTCAAGACGCTTCTTCAGGTCATCATAGGACTTGAATTGATCTGCATTGGTGAACTCCTCAAGAGAATACTCTTTCTTCCAGATTGCTTCCATTGCATCATCATCTTCAAGCAGTGAGTCCTGACGTGCGAACTCTGAAGAATCATAGTTACGATAACCGGCAACGTTCTTTGCTTTTAGTTTGAAGTTAGCACCTTGCCAGAAGTCGAACGGATCGATTGCTTCCTCGTCCTCGAACTCGGGTTGCATAGCAGCAGTAATCTTGTCAAAGATCTTCTTACCGAACTTATACAACATCACCTTACCTTCATTGGAAGGATTAGCAGGATCCTTGACCACATAGATGTTTGCAATGTAGGTCAGTTTGCGTTTCTGCTTACGTGCAGCATCCTTACCAGCATCGGTGCCGTTGTTCCACAGCATCGTGTTGTATTCAGACACGGGGTCCTTCTGACCCAGAGTGGTCAGAGAGTTCTCAATGTACCATCCACCAGGACCCTGGAAGGCATGGGAGTACAGTTTGACGAATGGGAGATCTTCTCCATCAGGGGCAGGGAGGAAACGAATAACGGCATAACCATTACCGCCTTTATCTACTTCCAGTTTCCACAGACGATCATCGCCTGAACTGCCTGCATTATTCATTTTTTCGACTTCCTTGACCAGTTTTTGGGTCAGGGAACCCAGTTTGGATTGCTTCTTAAGGTCAGCAA